CGGCGCTCTCCACTCCTCAGGAACGTGCAGATGCGGTTGGGCTCATTGTTGAGTCCCTCCAAACTGCTCAAACGCAGATTAACGATACTATCGTCAATCTGTCTGACGTTTACTAACGTCAGCTGAAGTGGAAAGTCACCGAACGGCTAGACTTATAACAATTTCGTTATTTTGTCTAATCGGTCTTCTAGGAACACTGTTCCTAAGCTTCAATCACCCAGAAGGGGATTTTGAATGCAGAAGCGTCAAACGAAGCGTCACATCGGAAGAGGCTCGAGAAAATTCCGGAATTGGAATCTTGAACTCTCCGAGTCAGCCAGAAATACCGTCCTTGGAATTGCAAATTCCATTGACAGTAGAGAAGACTTTGCGTTTTCCTACCTCCGGGAATCCTATCTCAGTAAGTACTGCGATGAATCCCTCGTTCCAGGAGTCGAGCGTAAACAAAACGCTATCGACAAATGGATTGAAACCGAGCTCAGAAACGCACACACCAACGACTGGTGGCGATCGGTAGACCCAGGGTATAATCTATTACCTCGGGTTTCCGTTTCGAGTTTTCTCCGACATTGTCGGCGATTAATCAGAGATGTCCTCGGACCGCTTCATGATGAAGTAGTACTTGGATCGTTCTCTGGTGGAGCATCGACAAGTCGTAGTAGGACCGTTAGCCATCCGGCTAATAAGTTCTCCGGGAAGGCTGATATAACTGAGGAAGCTAAGTGCGTAATCGATCTTGTCGAACGATTATCACCGATGCTTCGAGAGCATGAGTCCTTTTCACATCCCAACATTGTGAAGGGAAATGTGCTTTTCACCGTTCCAAAGAAAACCGATATTGATCGCTGTGCTTGTAAAGAGCCAGATATCAATATGTATCTTCAGAAAGGTGTCGGATCTCATATCCGCCGCCGTCTGAGAAAGTACGGTATCAACTTGAACGATCAGAGCGTCAACCGTAGATTAGCAGAACTAGGCAGCAGAGATCAATCTCTGGCCACCCTGGATCTGTCATCTGCAAGTGATTCGATGACCGTCGAGGTGATTCGTACTCTCTTACCAGCAGACTGGTTTGCGTATCTTGATTGTATACGCTCACACAATACGCTGGTCGGAGATAGGTACTTCCGGTTAGAAATGTTCTCTTCAATGGGGAACGGATTTACTTTTGAACTTGAGAGTTTACTCTTTTGGGCTATAGGTAAATCTGTTCTTTACTTTGAGGGCATCTCTGGCGTCCTATCTGTTTATGGAGATGACATCATCGCCCCTACTGGGGCTTTTGATTTGCTGACTTTTGTACTGGGGAAATTTGGTTTTTTACCCAACTACAATAAGTCTTTCTCCACTGGATTCTTTAGAGAATCTTGTGGAGGCCATTACCATATGGGAGAAGACGTAACCCCTTTCTATCTTAAGCGTATGCCGACTCGCCTCACGGATCTAATCCGGGCAGCGAATCAGCTTCGTATGTGGTCCCTTTCAAGGGACCCATACCGCCAGTACATTGATCCTGCACTCTACCGTTTATGGTTAGAGTTAGCAAATCATGTACCGAAAGATCTTTGGGGTGGTTATGACTATAGTGTTGATACTCAACTTGTTTCGCCGCCTATCCAAAGAATCTCTAACGTGTTAATTCGCGTTAGTGATTCCCAGGAAGTCGACGAGATAGGGAGGTATCTTCATTGGCATAACTCCAATTGGAACCGTACCGACCTTCCTGAAACAGAAGGTCGTGAGCCAATTTCGACTAACCAAAAATGTCGAAAGCGGCGTACGAAACCAGGTGCACCAGTTTGCTCTGAACTCTTTCAAAAAGAGCTAGGAGCAACCGGATTCCTCGATTAGAGGGGGTCGGTAGGGCAGAGGACCGCCACACTGTTTCCAGGTGTGTGGTGCAAAATCTGCAA